TGCAGCAGCAGGAGCAGCTGCATCATTTGCTGATGATGTTTTAGATGCAATTGGTTTAGATAGAAATCAAATGATTACTATTTTAGGTCAAGAAATGAGATTAGAAACACTGACTCGAGGCATAATGGGTGTATTAGGTGCATCTATAGCTTCTGCTGTTTCTTCTCAAGCCTTTAGACAAACTATAGTATCTTTTTTTAGTGATGCCGTTGGACCAAATGGTGAAATAATAAGTAGATTAAATAGAAGAAGAGCATTAATAACTTCAATAATAAGTTCTGCAGTATTAGCTGCCTATATAAGATATGCTGATGATATAAAAGGATGGTTAGAAGAACAAGGTCTTCCAGAAAATGTTGCAAATGGTATTGATAATATTGCACAGTATACTATAAATGGTGCTACACTACTATCTATGTTCGGTCCAAAAGGAGCAATAGTTGGTGCGGCTTTGGGTTTTGCAATTGGTTTAGGAACAAACATAATTGATTGGCTTAATAGAATAAGAAATTCAGCAACAGAAAGTTTTCATGAACAAATAAATGAAGTATCAGATATAATACGAAGAGCAAATTCTGGTGAAACAATATCAGAAGAAGAAAGAAGAAAATTAGTAGAGCATCGTTCTGAAGCTCTAAGAAGAACAGAATTAGTACTTCCAGAAAGAGAAATACAAACAGCAAGAGAACAATTACAAATTATGGATAATTTTTTTGGATCAGAACCACTTGATCCAGATCAAGGAATAAACGATTTACAACTAGAAACAAGACTTCAAACAATTTTAGATGCATTAGAAAACAATAATCTTGAAAGTAATCAGAATGCACAAAATGCAATACGTGAATTAAGAGATTATGCATCAAGAAGAAGTAATGAAAATGAATATACAAGAGATCAAATATTATTAGGAATGGCGCAAAGTGTTTTTGGATTTAGAACATTTGATCAATATTTACATTTAATAGATGAATTAAAAGATGCTCTTATACCAGATGATTCAAACATAGAAGAATCATCACAAAATCCAACAATACAACCAATTGAAAATCCATTTCCACAATCATGGCCAAATGAATTTTCAGTATCTTCATATTCAAAAGGATCTAAAGGTTTTGAAAATTTTGGTAAAGGCACGCTCGCGATTCTTCATGGAAGAGAAGCAGTTGTACCAGAAACTACTTCTGCTGGACAATTTCTAAGAAATTATTTTGATGAAAATTGGCAACCATTACAAAATAAAGTCATTGAAGTAGCTGAAGCAACAAAAACTTTAATGAACACCACTAATATAGTATATGCTCCAATGACAATTTCACCTATAAATCAAATTAATCGCGGAGGAGATAGTCAAGTTCAAATGAATGCTTTTGGTGGAAATAGTAGATCAGATTTAGATCTTATGTCTAGACCACTTGCTGTTCAATAAATAGAAAGAGGAGCTTAAGCTCCTCTTTCTTTTTTATACTGATACAGTATCATCTTTTTCTACAAGATAAATTCTTTCTCCTCTTGTAATAGGAATCTGTTTTGGTTTCTTTTCTTCTGGAATTTCATATTTAACAAATACGGAAAGAATACCATCAGCATATTCTGCACGTTCAACTTTTGTATCCTTTGAAAGTGCAAAAGATTTTTCAAATGAACGCGTTCCTATACCCTTGTAAAGATAATTTGCTGTATCATTATTTTCTTTCTTTCCAGAAATTTTAAGATAACCATTTTCTACAACAACTTTAATTTCATTTTCTTTAAACCCAGCTACAGCTACTTCAAGTACTGTTTCTGAATCTGAAATCTTAATGATGTTGTATGGAGGATATGTTGTTCCAACATTAGTAAATGATTTTGAATATCGTGTTGGAAATAACAAAGTATTAATGATTTCATCGATTTCTTTTTGTATTCTAGTCATTTGTTTCTCCTTTTTAAAAGCAAGATTTATATTTACGCTCCTTATGGACACGTAGTATACTTGTAGAGAACCCGAAGCATTCTCTACAAGTATATTTATAATCATACTTGAAAATTTCAACGTCTTTAAATGAGAATTTCATATTTTTTATATATTACAAAAATATTGATTTCTGAAATAACTTCAGAGAGAAATAATATAGTAAAAACGATTTTCTTTAATCTATTATCTAATACCAGTTATAGTTTTTTTGTTCTATATTCATATCATTTAAAAATATTTACAAAAAAGCGAAGAGTTTTTGTAAAATTCTTCGCAATTTTTTTAAAAAACACCATTAAATTAATGGTGTTTTATTTTAGTAATCAATCTTTCTTAAAGATAAAACCATAAAGTTCTTGAGCTTTAGCTACAACTTCTGCTGGAGTGTACATTTTTGGTTTAGATTTTGCGATATCTTCATATTGCTTAAGAAATTCTTCTGCAGTTTTATTTGCAGACTCAGCATAAGAATTTATCATTGACCACCAAGCGTTTGAAGCTTCAATGTAACTTTGATCCATCATTTCTTTAGCCATTTTAAGTATTTCAAGACGAATTTCAAATGCATTTTTGTTTGCCATTTAATTTTCTCCTTCTGTGTGTGTGAGTGTGTGTGTGTAATTAAGTTCAATTTGTTCCAGTAGAACCCATACCGCCGGTACGATCAGTATTTTTTACTGGTCGTATTTTTGTTTCAACTAAATCATAATTTTTTAGTTTTACGAGTTCAGCTTGTGCTATACGATCTCCGTGATACAAAACAATAGATGTATCACTTGAATTATAAAGCATAATATAAGTTGGATCACAATAATCGCTATCAATAATAGCAGTACCATTTGCTAACATTAAACCATATTTAAGTGCAAAACTTGAACGAATATATATTTTAATTACATGACCTTCTGGAATATTAAAGATAAGTCCTGTAGGAACAAGTGCTCTAAAAGAAGGTGGTATATTTATGTATAATTTATTATTATTTGATTGTTTTACTGGTAAATATGTTTCTTTATTATGTGGATTGTATGTTATTACTTTTTCATCCAAATTTAAACACGCTCTTAAATCAAAACACGCAGATCCTTTTGTTGCAAAAACGGGCAACTCTGCATTTTCACTTACTTTAAAAATTTCCATTATTTTGCTCCTACTTTTTTCTTCTTTTTTCCACCAATGTTATATTTTTTTTCTAAAACCCAATCTCCTTTCTCTTTATGAGAAAGTACTTTAATTTGACTTAAAGGAGCTATTGGATCTTGTGCCTTTGAAGGGTCTAATATTTTAACTAAATCCCACTCTTCTAATAAATTAACAATTGTGTTTCTACGAGCTTTATCTTCATTTGTAAACGTGTTATTCTTACCATCCAAAATAAAGAGTTCTTTAAAATGAAGTATTGAATACCTATTTTGTTTGTGAAGAATGTGACAGGTTTGATAAAGCTTTTTTTCTTTTTTTGAAGCAATACCAATACGCGTTAGTGTCTCTTTAACTTTAAGAAAGTTTTCGGCACTTGGAAGAGTTATTTCAACTCCTAAACCTTTAAATAAATCTTTTTCCATACTAATTTCACCCTTTATTATTGTTGTTGTTATGTTATTCATTTTTTGATGTTTAATGAACACCTAAATATTTATATAATTTAACCACCTTTATTCATTTTAGAATGAATTTTTTTAAGATCATCGTTTGAAAGTATCTTTAAATACATTTTTGCTATAGTTCTATTACAGGAATATACATGTTGGATCGCATCAAGATCTTCATTTTTTTCTGCTTTATACCATTTTGAAAAACGATTTCTAGGACGCAATGCAGCAATATAGTATTTAAATTGAGCACTAGGAAATAAATTTGGCCTTTGATTCATTTCATTTGCATGCAAAATCGTGTCTTCAAAATATGAAAATCCTTTATTCACAATGTAAGCATTGTATTGTTTTTCTGTCAATTTAGGATTTTCTGATTCTTCAATGAGATTTTTCTTTGTGTGTGAAGCTGCCTTGATAAAATCAAAAGGTGTTAGTGTGTTTTCCAAAAGGCTCCTCCATTGTATCAATTAATTCATTAAATACTTTAGCACAATCTTCACATATTTTTTGTGAATGCATTCCTTCAGAAGAAGTATATTGAAGAGTATATATTTTACTTTTATTTAAGTCAATTTTACAGAAAAAACATTTATTTTGTTGTTTTTTCTTAAAAAGACTCAAAATATTAAATATCTTACTTAATAACATTTCTAAATCTAATATATCTTAAATTTTTGATCTTCAATAAAATAACTGACTTTTGTTTTCTCATTAAATCTCATTTGAACGATGTCTCAATAAGAATTTCTGTAAGAAATGCAACTAAATTGATTTCTTGATCTGCAACAAAATTAGATTTATACATATAATCGGCTAAACACACCACAAACCCGGGCATGCTTTTCAATTCAACTTTATCAATCGCTGCATCATAAATAGCACGAAATAATTCATTCATATCTTGATCACTATTATCAGCGCACCATTTACGCATTTCGGTCCAATTTTTTGATTTTAATAATTCAAATAATTCATCTATAGATTCTTTTTTAATGTTGACAAAAATACCTTCATCAATTCGATTCGAAGCTGCATACGATTGTAATTCTGTAAGTATCCTTCGAAAATCTGGAAAATGATGTTCAATAACTTTGACAATAATTTTTGAATCATAATCAATATTTTCTTTTTTAAGAATTGCAATAACACGTTTGTAAAACTGTAATGCTAATTTTGGTTTATCTTCTTTATCAATTGAAAAATCTATTTCAGAAAGTCTTGATCTAAGAGGTTCGATTATACGATTTTTAAAATTACAAGTAAAAATAAAACCACAGTTTTTAGAAAACTCTTCAATAAAATTTCGAAGAGCCGGTTGTACACTTGCTGAATTTAAATAATCCGCTTCATCAAAAATGACATACTTTCTACCTCCATTAAGAGACATAGAAGATGCAAAAGAAGAAATTTCATAACGAAGTGTATCAATATTTACATTCAAAGATCCATTTTTTACTATATAATCACAACCTAATTCATTTAACATTGCCTTTGCAGCAGTAGTTTTGCCTATTCCAGGACCACCTGTAAGAAGAAGATTCGGAATTGCTTTATCAGATACAAATTTCTTGAAAATATTCTTCGTTTTTTCGGGCAAAATGATATCTTGAATCTTTCTTGGTCTATATTTTTCTACCCACAAAATTTCATCATTTTTTGCATCAAGAATCATAATTTTTCACCTTTCATGATAAGAAATGTAAGAGAGTGAATATCAATTTTCACTCTCTTTGTCTGTCTTCATTTCGTTTGAATTTTGCGTATGTATTTCAATTACACGAGATACTTTTTCACGAAGTTGACCGACAGTAAGCAATTCTTTTCCTTCAAAAGCTCCTCTTTTTGTACAAACATCAATCATATTGACGATAATTTGTAAATCATTTAATGTAATTAAAACTTTATCGTCCATAATTTATCCTTTCTTATATGTTGACTTTGAATCAATACCAATATAGTAAGTAACATCTTCAGAAGCAAATTTTGAAATTCCTCCTGAAAAAATAGTTACAACATAATCACGCTTAAGAAGTTTCAGACTATCAGTTTTAATTATAATTCTGAATTCATCTTTAGTTTTTCCAATTTCTACACCAAATGTGTCAGCAGAAGGATCTTCACTGTTAATTGCACTTAAATAACAGCTTCCACCTTCTCCTATAAATGCTATTTCAGAAAACTGAAGTACACCCGCTGCTTTGATTACAGAATCTAAATCATTCCATGATAGATTTACTATCACATCTTCAGATGGAATTTTGATATCTCTATCAAACGTAGAAGTTACCATAGAAACATCGGCAAACATATACTTAGTCTTTTTCTTTCCATCAGAGATTATGAAATGATTTTCATTAAAGGTTATTTCAGGAGAATTATGTAGACTATGAATAGAAAGAAAACGTGAAAGATCATATATACACGCATTACCGTCAATCAAATCATCAATTTTTGCTATAGCAACTAAAGTTCTTTCTGAATTATTAGTTTTTAAAACTTTACCTGGTCTTAATATGATTGATTTATTAATAGACGCAAAATTTTTAAGAATAGTTAATGTTTTTTCAGATAGTTTCATGTTTAATTCACTCCTTTATTGTTACATTATTATTTTATATTAACACAAAATAAGTAAAATGTCAATATTATGGTCTAAATGCTAATTTAGATTTTTGTTTATTATTATATGCTTTTGGATTAGATTTATTATCAGCAGTGACTGACATTCCAAGAGATGCTAATGCAGCCATGGATCCTTTATATGTATGTATACCAACATGTGATAATTCCATCCATGGGCATATATGTATTTTCATACCTATTTTTCTTGAATTTCGACAGAAAAAATAGTCTTCTGAAAGATATCTTTTTGTTTCTGGATCTATGGTACAATCAAAATACGCCATGATTTCTCTTGTACCATCAAAGTTTTTTGTTCTTACGTGATCTGGTTTGTATTTATATTCTGGATATGATGCTTCATATTTTACAAATACTTCACGCGGAATAAGCATGAATCCAGTTCCAGCTTCAGCAACTTCAACTGGCTCATCTATACGAAAACTCATGTGTTGATTGATTGGATTGAATACATAATCTCCATAATAATATTCTAAATCAAAAGGATTTTCATCTGCCTTTCCAGATTTGACTGCTTCTACTATTTTTTCCCAGGCAATTATTTTTTTAGGATAAGGACCAGTAATAATTTGAAATTTTTCAGGATCAGAAATCTGAATAGCAAGTAGTGAGAGTACATCTTGCGGTTTAAAACCTATATCCGCATCTATAAACATAAGATGTGTACAATTTGACCGTAAAAATTCATCTACTATATAATTTCTTGCTCTTTGTATAAGACTTTCATTAAGTAGATAATAAAATTTAAGTTCAATACCATATCTTGCACAAAATGCAGCTAGATCGTTTGTTGATCTACAATATAATCCAGTTGCCATACCACCATACATTGGTGTTCCAATAAAGATTGAATATTTACGCAATTGCTCTGTAGTTACTTCTAATTTCATATCAACTCCAAATCATTTTCTGCTCGAACTATTGCTTGCATTCTAAGAACATCTGCAAGGACATCCCAAGAACTATCATGTTCTATAAATACTTTTTTCCAATGCTCTTCATCTTTTATTGGTATAAAAGCATTTTTCTTTGGAAAATCTAATTTAGCATCAATATATGTTCTTATGTCTCTTACTTTCCAAAATGGAAAATATTCTTTGAATAAAAAATGCTTTTTTTCGGCATCAAAAATTCGAGCTAAAATTACAGGATCAAATGTATTAGATCTTGACCACCAATAATCGATTTTACCTTGTTCATTCATATATGAACAAAGTTGATTTATAAATTCAGGAATTGTAAGATCAGTTTCCTTTGGAAGAATATTTTTGCGCACAGCTTTAGGAAGCTGTTGCCAAAATTCTACTGTATCTTTATAAACCTTCCATCCATAATTGTCAACTTGATCTTTTACCGATAGCTTAAATTTTTTTACGAGTTTAATATCATCTGTAGTATATGGATCAGATAAAAAACGATCATAATCTACAGTCATAAATGAAAAATCGATAACCGCACAATTTTCTACGGGTTGACCTAATGTTTCACAATCAATTATAACATGTTTCATATAATGAAATCCATCAAACTACTATTGCTCTCTTTTTCTCTTAAAGTACCACTTAAATTATCTTGTAAAAGATATGAAGCTTTTTCCATATTTCTTTTACCTTCAAGAGCAGCAAGAACTTCAGATGCCATATCCCTTGCTGTAAGAAATGGAACATTTTGACAAATATGATTTACACTTTTTTCTGGATCAAGTAATTCAAAATCTTGAGGCAAGCCCATAATCGTCATAGCTTCTCTGTAATTAATATAACGATCTTCAACTGGATGTGTAACTACAAAGGGCATGTGAACTACAAATGCACCAATATGATCAACAGGAATTACAGTTCCTCGAAACATAACACCTTTACCATTTGATAGTTTATCATGTCTTCTTTGACATTTATCTGCTTCTCTATTAAGCCCCTGTGAACGCATCCATTTACCGATTTCTTCATATGTGATTCCAAGCTGTAACATCTCAGCTTCTACATTGTAAGAAGGTCTTTCAAAATTTTCACTATTCAATGATAGAGCAAAATCGGTATGTGATATTCCACCTTTTACTTCAGTTAAAAAATAACGATAAAATGGATCGTCTTTTGATGGAATTTTTTTGTTTATAGGCTCAACCTGAAAATTACTTCTAATACCGCAAATTAATTCACGAATTGTCAAATATTTTCTATTGAATGTTTTAAAAACTGGAACAGAATTATCAAATGCATCTTTACGCCAGAAAAAATAAAAACTTCTACGACGAATTTGTGGAGTTCCATGTAAAAGCGATTTAGTAATATAAATGGTCATGTTATAACCAGCTTTACTACTGATGTTTTTAAGTTTATCACGCATAAACTTACCAACATTTGTAGCCAAAACTGGAGCATTTTCTCCCCAAAGAACTTTAGGACGGACTTGTTCTAAAACAAATTTAGTTGTTTTTTCCATCCATTGATTATTCTGATTATGCTCACCATAATTAAAATGATAATTTGAAAGACCAGCACAAGGAGCACAAACTGATACTACATCAACATAATCGATTTTAGGAGAGAAATCAGCTGAATCTATAACATAATATGGTATTTCATATCCTTTTTGTTTGTAATAATTTCTTAAATGCTTTTCATTGTTTTCAAAAATTTTATAACTTAAAATATATTCAGGCGGCCTTCCGAAAACACTTTCAGATGCAAGAGGCATACCACCAATTAATGGTACGATAGTAGAATGTTTTATTTCAGTACTCATAATAAGTCCTCATTTTATGAATATTTTTTATTCGATTAATAATATATGTTAGACAAAAAAGTTTTCAAGACTTTTTGTTTTATTTTCAAGTCCATTCCAATATGGATAATATTCACGAGATAAATGAATTGATCTCGGCTTTTCCATATATTTGAAATCAAGTTCTCCTTTATCATTTAAAAGATAATCCGTCCAGCGTATTATGCCGTATTTATATTCGATGTAATCATTAAAATGATCACGAACTCTTTTTCTTTCAGCCCAAGATCCCCAAAATGGTCTACCGTTATAATAACCGCTTTTTGGCACTACTCTGCTTTCATTTTCAATTGGAAGAAGTTCATAAATTTTTGCATCAAGCTCACGAGCCTGTTCAATATATCTATCAGCTAAAGCTTCAGTATTTTTGATTGGATCACCTTCAATTCTACAAAGATGATGTCTAACATCAATATTGCCAAAATAAAATTCTAATTCTTCTACGCCATCAATGTCAATCAAGTTTTTTAACCCAACATTAAGAGCGCCATGTAATGTTTTATAAACAATTGCATTAAAAGACCAACCAGGACGATACATACTAATAGCATGACTATCACCAATTATAAGTTTTTTAGTAGGATTTATATGTGTAACAACTTTCGCTTCTCTTTCAAATCGACCCCAGTTATCTATATTAAGTTCATACCAAATTGGTTCTATATAGGTATTGTTCTTTTTTGCAAGTTCAAATTTTCTTTTCAATAATCTTTGATATTCAGGAAATTCGCAGTTAAGTGATACAATTGGACCGTTATATTTTGAAATCTTCACAATATTATGTGAATATGGACAATTCTGAAGTCCTCCAAAAATGTTCATTGTATTGGGTTTTATACGAGAAGTTCCATTATCGGCATGATACATATATACCATGTCATATTCATTAAGATCTTCAATCTTACCTTCAAAATCTACTTCTGCATCATGACCCATTTCACGAAGCTGATGACAATAGATAACAGCTGGAGCAGACCGATGTGAATAAACATGACTAGTAAGTGTATTTGTTGGTGAAACAATAGCTATTTTCATAAAGTAAAATATCCCTCTTTATTAAGTAAAAAATTTTTCAAGAGTGTTACGATTTAAACGAGATTTAAGATCAAGAGCAATTTTATCAAAAGCTTCAAAAGTCAATGGTAAAATTCTTTTTTCTTGTAATTTGGGATTATCTTTAATAGAAAGAAAACAATTAAACTGACAGAATGTTATTTCTGTGCCAAAAGTTGTAAGATATCCGTTTCTTTCAAGATTTTCTTTATAGAATTGCAATGCCGTTTCATCTGGAAATTCAAAAAATTCGTATTGATGTTTACGAACTGAAAGTATTATTTTTTCCATTATATCGTTATTTTTAAGTTTTACTTTTGGAAAAACAAATGCCATGCCTTGTGCTGCACCAGGACCAACTAAACAATAATCATCATCTTCATCTATATGTGGTAAATCTTTACAACGAGAAAAATTACAAGGCGGATGATAACTAAAATAGGGTCCTATTCCTTTATGTTTTTTTAACCACTCGCAAACATCTCCAAGAGAATTTTTTGGATCTTGTACAACATCACTTAAACCTAATTTATCTAAATGATCGATCCAACGTATCATATGTGAAAGTTTAAAAACTATATTAGGATTATTTTCTTCTTCTCTTACAAAATTACGTGCTGCAGTTTGTAATGATGTTTGAAGTTGTGTAGCACCCCAAACTTTTAGTCTATGAACATTTTCTTCTAAATTTTTGTTTATAATATGATAATAATCACCTTTTAGTTTGTATTCATCAAAGTCTATGATATTAGAATAATCGGCAGTATTAGAAGCAACTAATGTAAGTGTTGGCATACCAACAAATTTAACAGCTATGGCGTTTAAAATTTTATTGCGCATAGATGTCTTTTGATTGAAAACATAATTTTCCAACCAAAAAACTTCTGCGTGTTTAGATCGATTTGGGTTCCAATAAGAAACTTCTTGACGCATTGCTTGGCCAAATTCTGGATCAATTACATATTCATCAATTCGGCCACTTTCACGAAGTACTTCTCTTTTAAAGAAGTCAAGAACCCATTTGTTAAAATATCTATACGCTTCTGGATCAGCCATAGATTTTAATTCTTGAACAGAAAAAGTTTCTTTTTTCATGTTTTATTTTTTTGTTAAATTGTGTTCTAACATAACTATATTTATGTGCGGCATAAGCTTACGAATTTCTTCGGCTTGTATAGGATCATCTTCAAAATGAATTCCTATCTTATAACCAATATCTTCAAGATAAGAAAGTGTTCTTGCTTTATGTTGACCAGAAGATTTACGAGTTTTTTGATTAAATGGAAGAGGATTCATGAAAACTTTATTATATATTCCTCTTTCTTTAAGCATTTTATTTGTTACATCAAATTCTTCATATGAACGCCCAGTAATAATAATATCATCTGGTCCAGGGAAGACACCAGTAAAGGTATCTCCCATATAAATTACACCGTCGATATCAAATGAATTTATATACTTGTCTGGAATATTATTCATAGTCAGTTTTTCCGTATTGAAATGTATATGGTAATTTTTTTGCATCTGGTTTATTTGATTTTAATTGAGGTCTTGTAAGATCTGTGAGCTGTCTACGTGCAAGAGCATCACACTCAAATTTAGCATCGGCACTCGTCAATTGTAAAGGACTTGTTTTTTGAGTATATGCACTCGGTCCACGTAAAATACCAACAATACCCATTTCAGAAGCAACTTTACAGAAACGAATTGCAGAAATAACTACTGCACCAGAATTTGGTGAATCCTGACAAGAAAGTCTAGCCTGAAGTGTATATCTTGCACCAGCAAAACCAAATGCTATGATATCAATATCTGCAATTTTATTATCGGATCCAATATAAGTTCCACCAGGTTTTTGAATAACGGTAAGTGAAGGACCGGCATAAAGTGTATCACCTCCGTAACTTACACCACGAACTGTGTTTTGGCCCTTAATGACATTTTCTTTTGATATATGCTTACTGTGAAGTCTTTGTTTTTCAGCCATATTGATGAAATCTGTATTCGAGCTAACACCGGAACGAATATGTTCTTTACCTTGTGTAGCTCCTCCAATACGATTTGTTTGAACGTGATAAGTTACATGCAAACCAGCATCGATCATTGCACCCTGAAGAACTTCAGAAAGTCTTGATGCGCCCCAAGCTGAACGCATATCTGAACCGATAAATGTAAGTCCGGCATCGATAAATTTTTGTTCAATTTTTTGAGTTTCTTTAGTTTCTATAATTGTTGGAATACAATTTACAAAATGAACACCTGCTTTCAATGCAACATCAATGTAAAAACGAGTAGCTCTTTCTGAACCAACTGGCAAATAATTAATCAAAACATCTACGCCAGTTTTCTTAACCAATTCTACAATATCATCAAATGATTTAGCAGCTTCAGCTCCAGTTCTAAAAGAAATCTCTTCAGGATAATATTCCATCCATTCTGCAACACCATCAAGAGTTGGACTAGAATATACCATTGCTCCGGGTGCAACACAACCCGGAGAATTTGAACCGCTTTCAAGAATTTCTTTTACATGATCCATAGAGCAATTAGGAGCTGCTCGAAGTGCTTCTTTAAGTGGCTTATTTACTTTACGGCGATCTACATCAAACCCTATTACGAATTCAATATCAGAAGTTCTATAACCTCCTATATCGGGATACATAAGTCCCACAGTATCATCAGGATTTTCATTATAATATTGAATACCTTCTACTAAAGATTTAGCACAATTTCCTACACCAATAATTCCAACTTTAATTTTTTTCATACATTTTCCTTTCTTTCATATCAGTTTAACGACTAAAATATTTTGGCCGGTTAAATGTTAACCGGGTAGGTCGGATCCTAAACCTGGATCAAGGTTTTATCAACTAGTTTTGTTGATGTTGTGTATTTATACACAAATACTATGTAAATAAGTCAAAAATTGACTTTTTCTTCAATTTTTTATTTCTATCTATTGATTGCTCAAAAAGATTTTGAAGTGATTTAATCCAGTTAGATTTTGAATGTTTTTGTTTCGTAAGTTCTGATATTTCTATACGTTCATTATAACTTAATTTTAATAATTTGTCAACAACTTCCTTAAAAGGAGCTGGTCTAATATTTGAACGCACTTTAACAATATGATTCGGTGATGCTGGAATGCATTCTGAAGCATGTGTATCTGTAGTATCTGTTGCAACTACAACAGGAAGTCCTCTTGAAAGAGCTTCTAGAACAGTAATTCCCCAAGTTTCTGCAGGACACGTGGAAAAATATACACGCGATCTAGACAATTTTTCCATTACTTCTTTATGAGGCAAATTTTCAATTGTTTCTTGAGGATACTTCCAATGAGAATTAATTTTATAGTAATGAATGTTTTCACTTGCGACTAGATTGCTCGTTGTCGTCAAAACTAAACTATGATAACCATTTGGATGTGAAAGTTTATGATTTAGATATGGATTCTTAATTCTATTCATTCGAGCAATTGTTGTAATATCATATTCAAGATCTTCATATACAGGTTCATCGCCACTACAAAATGCAGAATTGATAAAACCACCATTAAGATCAAGAGGAATTCCATTAATACGTCTTGAAAGCTTATCCATGCCTGCATATTGCCATGGACTTACCATTGCAAGCGTACCACCTTTTTCAAGAAAATTTTTCATCATTTCAACATGACCAATTTTACTAATACCGCCAGCAGCAGTATGACTAACCCATACAATAGGAATATTAAATGTATCCTGAATGTTTGTAATCAAAGTAGGTGAATCAAAATTCACCATAAGTACATCAGGATTATGTTGAATGATTGCTTGAGAAAGTTTTAAGGTCGTAAGACGTTTTTTACGATCTTCTTCATTGTAATAGAATGGAATTACTTCTCCTGGAAAATTTTGATAGATGAGTTGAATAAATCTTTCGATACCTCCAGAAACATAAGGACTATCGAGATCGTGTTCATCTGTCATAAAAAATGGTATCAATATTTTCATTTTATTTTTGCCTTTTCATAATGATTACGCCATTCATCATATTCTTCTTCAAGTAATACCCATTTTAAATTAGTTGAATTACTTGTTTTTCTCTTATCAAAAACGACCCAAACATATGCTATCATGCCACCAATTTGATCATCTTTATTTATAGGTTCTAAAAGATTCGTATTAAATTTTATTCTATCAGATAAAATTATTATATCACTTGGAGTGTGATTTGTAAACATCTTTTTTCTCTTTTTTCCTTCAAGAAATGTAAGTCGAACAAAAAGTGCTGTTACATCATATTCTGATATACCTTTTTCTGCAATAAGACGAGGTAAATCCTTATAATAAGGAGGATTTGTTACTAATGCATCATAACCAATTTGTTTTGGTAATGAAAGAACATCAACTCCTGCTTGAATATCACATAAAGTAGGATTATAGTTATAAAGATCAAAAGACACAACATTAAATCCACATCTTTTTAATTCAATAGAAATATTTCCGCGGCCAGCACAGGGTTCGACAATATTTTTTGGAAGATTCACATATTTTTGTAGTATATATGTGGCAAGAGGAGGAGTTGGATAAAAATCATTTTCTTTTCGATTAGGATTATCTTTTTTTACACCTATATATATGTCAGCTAAATTTTTTGCCATTAGAAAATACTTCTTATGCCACTTTTCATATATTCATAAATTGATTCTTTTTTTGATTTTAAATGTGTTTCATCTTCTTGTGATTTTTCTATGTCATCTAAATAAGTGATCTTTACTCCTGCTTCTTCAAACATAAGTTTTGACGTTTTTTCCCATTGATTTTTCCACATTTCAGAAGCATTTTTTGGTGAAATTATAGAAACTCTTGTTATTCCTGATTGAATAATATTCTTTGTACATTCAGAACATATTGGAAGAGGCCAAACATAAATTGTTGCATTCTTAACAGATACACCATTATAAAGTGCATTCATTAAAGCATTCATTTCAGCATGAACTATTAAAGGATATTTCTTTTCTCTATCATTCAATCTTTCAGCTGTATCTTTGATTCCACGAGGAAATCCATTATATCCAGTTGCAAGAATACGACGTTCATTGTTTACTATAATTGCTCCAACTTTTGTTGAAGGATCTTTACTCCAAGTAGAAATTTCTTTGGCAAGTTTCATAAAACGCGTATCCCATTTTATATCAATTTCCATTAATTCACCTTTATAATAATAATGTTATACATTTTTGCATTTTTAATTTTTTGATATTCATAAAATGAATTATTCATTATAATTGTTTTAAAATTTTGCTGAATCTATTCATCTTTTTTTTCTATCATTTTTGCTCGAATTTGCTGTTGAATATCGAGAACTTTTTCTTGTTCAATTATTTGAATACAGAGATTTGTAATTTCAATTTCTTTACGAATAAAAAACATCTTCTGCTGCAATTTTTCAAGTTCTTTTTGGTAAAACTCAAGCTCCTTTTCTTTTCTTATTTTTGTCTCAATAATATCAGAAAGAACTATTAATTTATTCATTTAGTAACTCTCCAATGATTAATACTTTTTTTTTCATTTCTTTGTAAGTGAATTTATATACATATCCCATGATCCTTCCCATGTTTTATCATCATTCATATCATAGGTTGTATCTCCAATTGAGTCTCTATACAATTTTTCAAGAAATTTAAAATGATGTTGATATACATGAAGACTTGTAACTGACCAAATGAGATCACCTATTTCTACATTCAAGTCATGCGCAAGTTGTTTTTGAACATAACGAGCCCAAGCAACATCATTTCCAAAGCCGTGAACTGCACAATTGCTTCTCATCAAATAGTGACTAATAAGTTTTCCGTCACGAATCAAAAAAGTATTTGCATATGTACAAATAAAATCGGACATACCATTTTCACAGTAATCTTTATGCATAGAAGGACGATTGTAAATCATAACAGCTCTTCGACTGTTTGGATTCTTTTGAAGTTCTGTTTTCACGTTTTCATATTGATTTCCATTTTCGGCGGACCAAATCAGATATCCATAATTGGAATTGATCTTACCTTCTTTATCTGCAACTTTTTTCCATATTTCAGGAGTTTCTCCAGGAATATCTTCAATATAAAGAGATTGAGATTTATACCATTCAAGCTCACGATTAATGTAATCATGATTTGGTTTACGAATAATCCAATCTTCATCTGCAAGAAAAGACTCACCGATCAACTCAACGGTCTTAACGCCGGTTTTATCAATAACGAATTCTCTATTTTTATATTTTTGAATAAATTTTTTTCGAATATCAGCAACTTTTTGCATTTTCATTCCTTATATCATTCAAAAAATTAACAACAGTTTGATATGTATTTGAAAGACCACCATTATCGGTGATGTTTATATGTATTTTGTAAGAAATAGCAGAATGCTTAAATGTTCTTATGAAATCGTCACGCGTCTGATCGTATTCAGAAACAGAAGATTCTATAGATTTTCCATCTTCTCTTTCTATAATCGATTTTGAGTAATCAGTAAGAAGCACAAGTGCAACTTTACTTTCATAACCTTTTGCTATATGATTAGCATCAATTGAATAAATTGTATATGGATTTAGTCCACGGTAACGTGTGCCATATACAATAGCACCAAGATGAAAACGATCACATATTATATCATATCCTTCTTTTCCAGAAAGAATATGAAATGTTTTTGCAACTTCAGTATAATGATTTATTTCCCAAATATTTGGGTCCATTACAGATTTTGGTGGAGCAGATGAATGATGAACGATTAATTTTGGATTTTTGAAATAATATTTTCTAAGATTATTGATAAGTGTGGTTTTACCACATCTATCTTGTCCTTCTATAATTAATATCATTACGATCCTTTCTTATTTTTTTTCAAATAATATATTGTTTTGATATAAATTCAATTATATACAATTGATACTGTATTGTAAACTCTTTTTTTTTTATCATTTCAAAATTTTATCAAGTATACCATGATTTCCTGTATGATCTGGAGCCTTCCATCCAGAAAGTTTTATTAGATCTGGCATTCCAAATCTATTTGGTCTATCTGGCTTTACTCCAACTCTTTTATTCATATTTGCTTCAAAAACAGCATCCCACGCTTTATTTGCATCAACGTTCATCATGTCTAATGTTCCAATAGCAAAAACTATCAAATCTATTAGACCATCTACTATTTCTTCTGGATTATCCTGAACAAGAGCTGCAGAACGTATTTCGTTCATTTCTTCATCTAACATCGTGATTCGAAATGCTAAATATTTTCGAAGTAAACTGATATTTCCTTCTTCTATTTGTTTTTTTATCCAATCATGAAAACCATATTTTGCATGCATTTCATGTATATCTTTTGCCCAATTATTACTCATATTTGTTTCCTTTCAATTTATTTTATTTGATTTAAACAAAAAAATCTTCAATAGAATTAACTTTTTTGACATTCCAACCAACAGCTTTTAAAATATTATCAATTGGCACCAAAAAAACTTTTTCAAATTGTGTTTCATAGTCTATATATTTTTCAAGACCGAATTCTTTAGGAAGAACATTTGGAAATGAGATCACGTTTTCGCGAACTGGATTTGGCAATTTCAAATAAATGAATTTGATTTTATCGCCTGATTTAATTGTTTCATATTTTTTATCTAGACCTTTTTCACGTAAGAATTTATTGTAAATGATACATCCTCGAACATGTATAGGGCATCCAGATTTATATCCATGAGTAGATTTGTTCATATATTTTTCAATATCATCTGTTCCAGATGTTTTTGCTATTTCTTCGGGTGGCAACTTATAGAACTGCTGTCGAAAATTTTCTATAAATTCTTGAACTTTAGATTCATTTTCATTCATAAAAACTTCAAATATAGAATCCATTTTGTTTCTACAAATTTCAGGTGTTGATGATCTTACAGATTCAACTCCTGTTACAGAAATTTTTGGTTTAGCATAATGAACACCTTCAGAATTCAAAACATTCATAATATATCTCTTTTTAGCAATAAAGATAGTCTTGTCAGTAATTTTTTCTCTTTTCATCGACATTGAATTTCTATATGCACCCATATATTTAGCTAATTCTTCATATCCTTTACTAATTTCTGGTTCAATTTTTTCAGTCGATACTTTGTCAAGAAAAACTTCACCCTGTTCTCTTGTTATTTTTGTTGTTCCAAATACTCTTTCAATTAAAGGTGCCATATTAACATATATAGAATCCGTATCAATATACACAACGTAATCTACATTTTTTGTTTTCAGTATACGATTAAGATATTTGTTTACTGTCATTTCTGCATATCGAATAGATAATTGTCCTGATTTAGTAATAGCTTCTGCCATTTCTGAAATATAAAATAAGAAATATCTGTTTGCAACTGCACCATAAAGAGAGTTCATCAAGATTTTTATTGACATTTGTCGATTATGAAGATGTGCAATTACTTTCTTAAGTTTGTTTTTTTCATTTTTTTCTTTAGCGTCCTGCTCCATCTGTTCATACTTCAACATTTCTTTTTTTACTTTTTTACGTTCTGAATAATATTCTTCAATTATTTCTGGAATTATACCAAGTACTTTATTTGTAAAACATACACCATTTGCACATACAGAATAGTCTTTATTATTAATATTCTTATACATGCCATTCAATACCATTTCTATTGAAACATTTTCTTTTTTATCAATAAGATATGTTTCGGGTGACATGTTGTATTGTAACATTAACATAGGATAAAGACTATTCAAATCAAAAGAAATTATCCATTCGTGCATTCCTACAACTGGGTCCTTTACATATCCACCAATAAGTTCACTTAAATGCTCACCTGGACCAGATTTAATAGGCGGCACTAATTTCTTAGACATTAATTTACGATAAATTATCGATTCCCAGATACCAACAGTTCCAAATGCATCTGAATAATTCACTCCACCAGAATATGCAACAGTAAGAACAAGAGCAAGTAAACCAGTTTCATCTTCCATTCTTTGAATTAAATAAGTATCTTTTAAAGAATAATCAAAATATTTTTGAGGGTTTTTATTATACAATTCATTCAAAGAACCATATTCAGAATAATCGATTTTCTTTTCACCTAATACAACATATGCTATATGATCTAACTTGTATGATTCTTGTGTGCCATATTTATAGCCAAATTTCTTAAAAGCATCTAGATAATCGATTACAGAAATACCAGATATATGATATGTAGATTGTTGTTTATTATAAATTTCTCTTGTAATCTTTTTGATTGATCTCCAAGGTGAAAGTTCTCGAGCTTTTTCTTCACCAAGTAATCTAATAATTCTCGTAACAGTATACATTATATCAAAATATTCAACATTCCATCCAGTAATTACATCTGGATAATTAGAAGTCCAAATATCAATAAACCGAAGAAGCAAATCTTCTTCTGTCTGAAATTTTTCATGATGAATATTGTCTGGATGTATTCCAGATTCTGTAAGAAACTTATTGTAATCCTTTAAAGTAAAAATATAATATGTATTACTTTTAGATGATTTATAAGATATTGATGTTATCTGTTTATCGGCTAAATCAATATCAGCAAAACCATCTGATGCGTCAACTTCAATGTCATATGAACATATATTAATGAGATTTATATCAAATTTTATATCATTCGGATATGTTTCTTGAATAAATTGCGAAACAAAATTAGTATTTCCGTAAATATCAAATCCAGAAATATTTTTATATTTTTCTATAAATTCTTTTGCTTCTGAAATGCTTTCAAATTTTATTGATTGAAGATTATATGAACCTATAAAGGACTTGTATTCTGTATTTTTATCTACAGATTTAGTAAAAAGAGTTGGCTGATATTTGACTTTCTTAGAAAATGGCATTCCATTTTCATCATATCCTCTCCATAATATGTAATTGCCATAACGCTCAACATTAGTAAAAAATTTATTACTCATTATATTATTACCTCTTTAACAAATGATTTATCATATTACATATTGTTTAAAATGTCAATTGTTGCATTATTCTTGTGTCGATATCATTTGACTAAAGTTTTTTACTTTTTCGAATGAAATGTGTCTTTCAAACTTATCTTGAAATATTTGCCCTCTATGAGAAATAACAAAAATGTTATCATTAGAATTCAAACTATGAAGAGTATCAATAAGATTTTCAATTCCAATTGCATCTAATGATCCATCGAGTGTTTCATCCATGATAAGAAGATTTGTTGATACAGAATTACGAAGTTTCGCAATTGCTCTCCATGCTAACATAATTGAGAGTGTAATTCGTAATTTTTCGCCTTCAGAAAAAGAATCATATGAAAATGTATCTCGAAAACGAGATTTGATTACTTCATTAAAATTTTCATCGAGTTCAAAATTGACAAATAAATCAAATGCTGCAAGATATTTGTTGATAAGTTTATTCATAATTGGTATGTATTGACGAATAATTTTTGTTTTAATACCACCATCTTTTAATAATGAACTAGCAACAGCAAGAACTTCTCTGCGATCTAAAAGATCTTTTTGTTCCTTTTGAAGTTCTTTTAGAATACTTTTGTATTCTTTCAATTTACTTAAGTCTACATCTTTTACTTCTTTTTCTGCAATTTTAAGGTCTTTTTTATAAGAATCAATAGCATTCATAGAAATTTTTATCTGTGCTCTATGTTCACCTATTTTAAGATTATTTTTTTGTATTTCATCTTCTATTTCAGAAATATTATTAATTCGATTTTCATAATCTATTATTTTTTGATTGATCTTTAATAATCCATCTTCAATTTCTTGTTTTTTCTTGATCTTTTCGCAGATTACAATGTTTTTAAATTCTTTATCTATACTTTGTTTACAAGTTGGACAGTTATCATTATCATGATAAAAAATAAGTTCTTTTTCAAAATTTTTAAGTATGATTTCAAGATTTGAACGAATAGATTTAGCTTTTTCTAATTTTCTTTTTATAGAAGATTTATCTTGTATGATAGAAATAAGTTCATTGATAACACATTCAATTTTTTCTATTTCTCTATTTTCTTTTTCTATAGTATCAACATGTTCTTGTATCTTATCACGAATTTTATTTACCTCAATTTCTTTAATTTTGCGTATTGAATTATTGTGTTCTATAGCAGATTCAATTTTAGATTTTATAAGTTCTATTTGATAATTATTTTCAGATATTTTGATTTTGTTTTCATTGATTCTCTCTTTTAAGAGAATATTCATAGTACTAAAAATTTGAATGTCAAGAAGATCTTCAATAATTTCTCTTCTTGCACTTGTAGAAAGTTCCATAAATGGAACATAAGTAGCAGAACCAAGTATTACAATTTGATTAAAAGACTTAAAATCCATTTTTAAGATATTTTTCTCAAGATACTCTTGATAATCTCTAGAGGCTGCATCTTGATTCACTAATTCATTGTTTTTCCAAATTTCAAAGATATTTGGACGCATTCCTCTTCTTATAAGATAATCATTTCCACCTACGGAAAACTCTATTTCTACAAGAAGTTCTTTTTGATTGATAGAATTTATGAGTTGTGATTTATTAATTTTTCTATGAGGTTTTCCATATAAAGCAAAAACAATTGCATCTAATATTGTAGAATTATGTGATACTATTTTGTTAGCATAATATTCTTTTACATCGGATACTTGCAAATCATATAGATCTTCTTTTTCTTTTTCTAAATAAATTTTTATTATTTTTTCATAACCATTTTTAGTAAGAATTTTATCTCCTACATTCAATTCTTTAGCAGGTATCCAACAATTTTTTTCATAAAATAATAAATGATCTGGTGAAATAGAAATGCTTTTTTCTGTTTCTGTAGTAATAGTTATAACAAACGAATTGTAAGAAGTAATATCAGCGTATTCTATTGTTTTATAACCATATCTTGTTTCTACTTCTATTTTTCCTATATGTTCTGGATATTTCTCATAGAATTCTTTTATTTGTTGAACGGTAGCTTTCATTCAAATTCCTTACAATTTATTTTAGTATATAAAAATAGTGCTTGTAAAGCACACACTATTTTATTTTTACTTTAAAAAAACACTATGACTATATTTCTTTAATAAATGAGTATTAATATTTCTTTTTACAAAATTCAGAAAAAAGTTTTTCTGTTTCTTCAGACTTAAATTTGATATCTATTTCTGTGGATCCTCTTACGCATTTACCACTACCATTTGATCCGCTGATAAGAGTAGTCTTACTTTTATTAAGTAAAATCTCATTAAAAAAATTACCAGTAGATAAAATGTTTTTATAACGAATTTTTTTAAATGTTATTATCATCTGATGGATAATGCCTCTAAATAAAGATTATCGATTTCATTTTTGATCTTATTTTTGTCTACTGATGTTTCTATAGTATCTATATAAGTATGTAGAATATCTTTAGTATCTTGTGTTTCATCAAGAATATCATTTATATTAGAAGATTCTAAGTTTAAAGAGTCTTCTATTGATTTTACATCTGCAGCACCAGATTCAGCAAGTTTATTTAAAAAGAGATCATATAGATATGTATTAGTACGATTTTTTACGATTACTTTAATATAAGTATCTCGTAAAGACTCAATATTAATTGACATAAGATCTTCAACCGTCATGTCTGTATCATCATAATATATTTTATGAAATATTCGATAAGGATTTTCTATAAAAGTTAAATCTCTTGTTTCTGTATCAAGAATATGAAATCCTCTTTTACCTGCATAATCTGACCAAATCATTTCATAAGGAGCGCCAAGATATTTTATATTTTCATATTCAGAAGGATGATGAAAATGACCAGAATATACAGATTCAATTTTTTTAAAAATATCTTTTTCTAATCCATGATCACAAATAGATCCTTTGAGGACTTCAAATCCTTTAATCTCAAAATGTCCCATTAATATATCTACGTTTGTATTATTAATAGCAGACATACAAATTTCAAAATTTGTTTTTGTCAGCCACGGTATCATCATAATACGAATTGAGCCAAATGTCAATTCAATTGGCTCGTGCTCATATATATGAAAATTATCATATTCACGAAGAAGAAGTGATACTGAATTCACTTCATTCGTATTAGTGAAATATGTATCATGATTTCCAACTACTGCATGATATTCAATTTTTCTCTTTTGAAGTTTATCAAAGAAAATTTCACGAGAGTTTTTCAGTGTATGATAATTGATATATTTTCTGCGATCAAAAGTATCTCCCAAATTAAGTACTATTTTAATATCTTGTTTATCTATCTCTGGAAAAAAGACTTTTTCAAAAAAGGTATTCTGATGATTAAGAAAAACCTGTGAATCACCACGAACACCGAAAGTGTAAGTCAGTTATAATGGCTATTTTTGGCATCACTGACACTCCTTTCTCTTAAATTGTTAACTTTTTGTAAATGACACATTTAATATTTGGTGTTTTTCTTTTCTAATTCATATTCTTTAATTGCGTTTTCAACTCGTTTTTTAATTTCAAGAAGTGAAGTATAATAAAACTGACGGCTTTCAATTCTTGTTCTTGTATCATTTAATTTTGATATATAGTCTTCTATGATTACTGGTATCATTATTCTATCTCCTCAACGTTTAATTTATATTTGTTTTTTCCAATTTTAGTTTCATAATTTTCTATAAATGAATTAATGTAATCTATACTTGTATTCAAGTGCAAATGTATATCATTTCCTTCTTCAAAAGTATCTCCCATTGCAATTGTTTCGTGCGAAGATTTATATTTTACATAAAGTTGCTTTTTTTCTTTTGCAATTCTTCTTAAAAAAGCATATTTTATTATCTGCGTAAAGTACGCAAAGGGATTATTAGATTTTTCATGATCAAAATTATTAATATAAAGAAGACAATTTTCTATACCATCCATAATCATATCTTCTTTATATGAATATCCAGAAAAATTAGGTTTTGTTGCTAATCTATTTGCTATTTGAAATATACATTCTCCTATGTAATTTGGAACTTTTGGAAATTCATCACCCGAATCTTCAGCTTCTTTGCACTTATTTTTATATTCAATTAAAGCTTTTAAAAAATCTTTGTTGTTTATATAATTTTTTTTTAATTTTTTTGACGACATATAAAACCTTTCTTTTTATTATCATTTATTTGCAATAATATAATAAAGAATAAAAATGTCAACAAAAAATATTTCTTTGTATTGTCAGATATACAAAAAAAGTAGTTGACAATTATTTTGGATGTGGTATAATTGGATTATCATCCATGAAATAAAAGGATTTTATAGAATCATGAATATATAAAATACTAGATATCTATAGAATATATCTTGACAGGAAATTGTTCTGCATAATATATATCTATACGTGATCTAAAATGTTGAAGAGTATAATTTGTAAATGATTTTGTACTTAAATCATCTGCTATATCATACAAAGTTGCACTATCTGAACCATTTCCTTTACGAAGTGTTCTTCCAATTGATTGAAGAACTTTAATTTCTGATTTATATCCAGATGCAAATATTGCATTATCTATTCTTTTCAGATTGATTCCTGTTGAAAATACACCATATGAAGCAAGAATATCATGTCTTTTTATTGGATCATTTTCAACAATTTTACGAATTCTTTCTCTCTCTTCTCCACTTACTCCACCATGTATGAAATGAAGAATTCTATCTTCTTTTTGAAGTAAAGGTTCTAAAATTTTACCATGATTTTCAATTTGATCAAAAAGTATTAAATTATTTTGATCTTTAAGTGACCAAACAAGATTTCTAATGAAAATATTTCTTTTATCGTGATTGAAAATAAAAATTCTTTCAGCTGCATATCTTTGAGCTTTTTTGAGAGGCTTAATAGCGTCTGAAAAAAGTTTTTTTGTTTCTTCATCATGACATAATATTAATGCTTTTACTTTAAAATCTGCAATAGTTCCTCTGTCTATAAGTTCTTTAGTTGTAATGTAACGACGAATTGGACCAAATAATCCTTCAAGTACTAATTTGTTTATTCTTGAATCAGAAGAAAGAGTACCAGTAAATCCATGTCTAAAAGGAGCTTGAGTAAGCTTTTCCATTATATTTATGAGAGATTTTGCTTGAAACAAATGAGCTTCATCTCCAAGAACTACTTGAAATTGATTAAACCATTCTTTTGGTTGTTTGACGAGAGATTGCCAAGTTGATATTGTAACGGGTGCAGAAGTATTTTTATCTACACCACTCTGTATTTTGTATACATCATTTGAATCGCAACCATAATCTATAAAATCTCCAGCCATTTGATGTACGAGTGATATAGTAGGAACTATAATTAAAGTTCTATATCTGTATGTATGCCAATAATGCTGTTGTATCAAATAGATAATAAAAGATTTACCAGAAGAAGTGGGTGAAAGTGAAAGTGAACGATTGTTTCGAAGTGCATTCAAAACGTATTCTATTTGATAATCTCTTGGTTTAAGTTTAGCTTTTATTTTAATAGATAATTCTTCGACATAATTATCTGGTATGTCGACACGAGAATTTATCTCTTCTGGTATTATTATATCATAATTACGATCTTTACAAAACTTTTTTAGATGTTCTATAAGCCCAGTATAGAGTAAGGGCTTCCAAGGATTAAACAAGTAAATATATCCATCCCAAACTCTATTTTTGTATCTTGGATTAAATTGATAGCCTGAAGGTCTAAATGCAAAGTAATTCTTCAGTTCTTCTTTTATACCTGCCTCTGTATCAATTTTAATATATACTTCATTATATTTTTCTATTTTGACAACATCATTCATTTCAATCTCCAATAAAACTCATATTAATTGTTTACTATTATTATTTATTGAGTTTTATTGGACAAATAGTTCTTTTCTTTTTTCAATCGCGTTATTTTGCGTGCAAATTCTGATGCTTTAATTAAAGTTTTTGCATCTGTTTTTAACTCAAATTTATCTTTTGGATCATATTTTTCTTTTTTGTTGGTTTCAATTAAAATTAATTTATTCTCATTTATTGTATTTTTACTTAATTTTTCAATAAAATCTTTATATACAGAACCTACAAAAATACAAGTAATTAAAAATGATTTATTTTCTTTATTAGTAGAATCATTTAAATAATTGTATTCATCTAATCTGATTATTTTAAGAATAGAAAAAGCTGGAAGTATAATTTCGTTTTCATTAGCATGTCTTGATTCATTTAAAATTGGAATTACTTTTGAACCTTTTGGAAGAAAAATGCGAAATAGAGTTTTATTAGAATCTGAAACAAAATTCAAATTAGGCCTGATACTAGTTGATAAGAATGCAGGATCTACAAAATCTTCACCAGCTTTAATTATTTTTTCTACATTTTCTGGTAATACAGTACTTCTATAAACCCAAAGTGGTTGTGATAGAGGTTTTATATCATCAAAAACAGATGACATTTTATGAACATCACTTTCTTTTATACTTTTTACATCAACAGGCAAATTATCACTAAAAGATTTAAAGGAACTTCTCAATAAATTATTCATATCTTTATATTTAGAACCTGTATAACTTTTTAATATATTTAAATATTTATGATTAGATATTATTTTTTCATATTCTTCATCTTTCCAAAGAAAATCTATAACTTTAGAATATTTAGCATTTTTATTATTTAATCCATTTATTATTTCATAATAAGAAGCATTGTAATCATAATCACCAATTCCTTCTATTGGTGATTTTAAATCTTCTGGATTTATATTTG